ATTAGCTCTAAATTCGGTCGTTTGCCCACTTTGTGGGCCACCTTGTCTGTAATTTGATCCACTATCATTATTTAAGCGAATGCGAAATGTTAAACTTGAATTATTAACGACCGTCAATCCAATGGCTTGAATTTTGAAATCGTGATAATCAGCCAATGAGGTAAAAGATACGCTTGTTACGCCAGTAGGTGAAGATGAAGCGATTTCTACCCATTCTGAAGGATTGGTTAATTTAGAAATCGCCATTATGCAATCTCCGTTCCAAAAGCATTGAAACTTAAATTAGCGGTAGAAGCATAAACTCTGATTTTGTCAGTTGCATCTAAAGTAATTCCCAAAGATAAAGCAATTGTCTCATTAGCTAAAATAGTCGCGTCATAAACAAGATATTGTTCATTCGCTAATGCCGCGCCATTAACTGAAACGGAAATGCGATAAGTCGCTGAAGTGGCAGCTCGATTCGCAATAACCAAGGATGAGACGATTACCTCGGTGGCACTAGGGACGGTATAGAGATCCGTTGAGGTAGTAGCCGAAGGTGCTGATTGGCCGAGGATTTTGTAAGTTGTCGTTGCCATTAGATTCCCATCAATAGAAACGGATGAACGATTTCACCCTTGAAGTTTTCAATTTTATCGACGGTGGTATCGATGGCGTTTCCAAGGGTCCGCATAGCTGCGGCTCCATCCTTCACAAAGTCGTTATCGTCTGGTTCTTCCCAGCCGTAAGTTGGACTATTTGCCACCTATGCTCCTACTCGTAGTCTTGCCATTGTATCGTAGCCCCTACATCATCCCATTCAAGCGTCGCTAAGACATCCTGCCATCTCTCAGGCACTAGACTGTAAGCGGCCTCTGTTGAGTTGATGGTCAGAGCGGCTTGCTCGCGGTTTATTACTAGGTTCCAACCCTCTACAAAGCCTTTATAGGTGCCATTGTAGATGGCTGAGGGTAATCCTTGGACCTCGATTGGTTTGCCCATATAAAGGCCAATTAGAGTGTTTCTTTGGGTATTGGAGAGGGCGCTTAACTCCAGTTGAACGGTAAAGCTTGAGAGGCTGGTTCTAGGGATTGACCTGAGAGCGAGATAGCGATCGAGTTGATCCTGAGCTTGGCTACCCTGCTCAAGTTCGGTGATTATGTCCATTGCTCGACGACCATAGTTACTAATCGAGGTGGCATTCGTTCCGGACTTTGTGGCGTTCGCTTTATATTCGAGAACAATGTCATTGGCGACATCTGTGAAGGTCTTATTGGAAGTAATACCGCTGGTAAGAATTGCCCCTTGAGGGATTAGAAAATACCCGTCTACATCAGCTTCATTGTTTCGACGAGATTCATTAGCAAAGCCCACTTTGCCGTCGGTGGTTTCATAAATATAACCAAGAGCCATATTTGCGTAATAACTGGCCAAAGAGTAGCAATCTTGGGCGGTGTGATTGACCGCGGTAAATTCATAGATCCCCGGTGTGTCAATAGTATCGACCGTCACCGAAGCAGCTGTAAATATCCGATCCATCCGATCATCGTCATATTCTTTCGGCCAAGCCCCGGTGGTAATAGCCCGGGACATCTTGGCGAAAGGTCCAAGGGCGCTGATTCGCTGGATTGAGACTTTACCCTGAGCATTGCTAACTCGGGTCGAATTGGTAATGTCATTGACAATGCCAGTAAAGACCAATTGATTGATTCCGGATGAATCTACGATTTCGACGGTTAAAGTGTCATTGAGATTAAAGGTTTCCAGGCTATCGGTTAGATTGACTAATTCGACTATGGCAAAAGAAGCTCGCGCTTGTTCCCAAACATTTAGACGACCATAGTTAATGGATACGCCATTAAGGGCTTTGCCTGTGTATTCAATGCCCCCAATTGTTACCGTAGCCGATGGACTCCAAGACATTATTCAGCTCTCGTTGCAAAGCGCGAGACTCCGAGTTGGCTAAATGATCCTGAGGCGGCGGCTTCGGAGTTTAGGATGTCGGCAATTTGGCGGGCTGTTGAGGCTGGATCAATTGCGCCATTGACGGTGATATTGATGGCGTTCTCGCGCATCCTAAAGTCACCAGCGCCGATTGATGAAGAGCCCATAAACTTAAGAGCGTTAGCAGCTGAAACTTGTTCAATCAAAGTAGGAGTAGGTTTACTTGCTGCGGCGGTTGATTTTCCGCTACTGCCACCGCCAACTGAACTTACGCCTTCATTTGTCGATGATCCTGAAAATGTAGGAACTCCAGTACCTTGAGCTTTGGCGAGACTGCTACCTGTGCTCATTTGGAAATTACCAACCGCATTGTTTTCTTTGACGAAATCGACTTTAGAAAGCGGCTTAATATCCCCACCGGGTTTCGCCCAATCAGGAATGGCGTTCCAAACCTCAATAACTTTATTTATGCCATCGATGGCGGTATTGACGACCGTTTCAATACCTCGAATAACCGCTCCGACGATATTGATAATCGTTCCAATAGCTTTGCCCACATTTACAATGGCGTTCACTAAAGTCTTTTCAAAGAATGGCACTAAGTAATCTTTGCCGAATTTCCACAAAGCCCGCATTTCATCTTTATTATCGGCAAAGGCTTTTTTAATTGGATCTAACGCTCTATTTTTTGCGTCAATCATTAAGGGAATGAATGTATTCGTGAAATAGTCCATTAAGCCTTTTACGGCTGGCAGTAATCCCTGACCTACCGATTCCTGCGTTTCTTGGAATAAGACTTTTAGTCTGTTGATTTGACCTTCCAAGGTATTAGCTTGGACTGCCGCAGCTCCGCCAAAAGTCTTAGCCAATTGCTGCATTGTGCCGTCTAAGCCGAGAGACTTGATTTCAGCAGCTGAAAGTCCGACACCTAAGCGACCTAAAGCTCCGGTATTGCCTTCATAAGCCTTTGCTAAGGCATTGGCAACCTGCTCGACGCTCTTGCCAGTAGCAGCTGAGATATTGAGCGCTAGATCAAGGGTATCGCTGGCCTTAGTTAAATCGCCGGTAGCTGTTGCCAGTCTTTGAAAGGCTGGTCTTAGTTGATCATCGCTAACGCCAGTCGCCAAAGACATTTGAAGGATTTGAGCTTCGACGGCTGCAATTTGATCATTTGTTGCGCCGGTGACATTTTGCAAAGCAGTCGCCAAGCGGGCCTGAGCAGCCTCATCTTCAATGGCAGCCTTGACTCCATCGACGGCCAATTTGACGGCATAAGCGGCTGCGGCTGCGGCTGCGGCTGCAAATGCAGCTGCGGCTATCTTGCCGAATTTCTCCATCTTGCCGCCAAAGCCTTCAACCTCTTTGGATCCTGTTTCAAGATTCTTTTTAAGATTATCGACATCGGCGAGGATGGATAGTTTGAGTGTTCTACTTCCTGCCATCACTTAGTCCATTTCTTTAATATGTCGTCGAAAGCTTCTTGCCATTGTTTTATCAATTCAGGTTGAATCTTGCGAAGGGTCGGGTAAATAAAGTAACCAGAGTTGCCTCGTCCTTTGCTCGGAGTTCTTCGCGGGAATTGTTTAAAACGATTACTTCCGAATTCATAACCTGCCCAGAGATCGCGTGTCGATGCGCCACCTGAAAAACGCTGAGAGGCAAATCCATAAGAAAATTCTCCGATTTTGCTGGATTTGGAAACTTTGACACCTTCGGCGATTCGTCTGACCGCTTGCTGGCCAAAGATTCTTCCAAGCGCGTAAGCCTTGATTTCATTCGCTGCGTAAGTAGCAAGAGCGCTAGATTGCTGGCGAGCTTGATCAGTTGCCTCATCATCCATAGCTTTGAAGGCCGAAATGATTGAGCGGAGTTCGCGTTTGTCGTAGCTGATTGGTTCATTCTCGACCATTACGCCTCTCCAGTATCTCGATCGCGGTTAATACATCTTCAGCATTTTCCCAATATGACATCGGGATGCCGGTTGCGATAGCCAGCTCGATTAGGAGCCGGTTGAGGCTTCCGGCTGGGTAGCTTTTGGGTCCTCTTGATCTCCAATGATTAACTCATCGACGGTCAATTCCCAGACCTCAAATGACTTGGTTGGTTTTCCTGCGCTTGCTCGGACGTAAGCCGAATAAGCGAGGAAGAGGAAATCGTTGAGCTGATATTTACTAATATCGCTCATCCCATAAAGAGATTTTCCGGTTTTCCTCTCCCACTTAGAAAACTCAGGCAATCCGGCCACATAATCGACCACATCGCCGCCAGTATATTTAATTGTTATTGGTAACTTCATCTCCCGATGCTCCTGATCTCTTAACTGAAGGTTTCTGTTGGTGTTCCA